ACGCTATGAGGTATCTAGCTGTGGGGTTACAGGAATTAAATACTAGACAAACTGCTCCACAAAGTATAGCAGATAATAGTTATCAGATTATTTAAAAAGGAAAAATTAATATGGGTTCAATATTTAAACCAAAAATGCCGCCATTGCCACCACCAGCTCCTGTAATAGAAGCACCATCTTCAGAAATTTCAGATGAAGAAAAAGCTCAAATTAAAAAGGATAGAGACGCTGTGGAAAGAAAAAGAAAAGGTAGACGTTCTACAATCTTAACTGGACCGCTTGGCATACAAGAAGATGCAACAGATGCAACTAACACATTATTAGGAAAAAATTAACATGGGTGCAAGTAATGCAGGAGCAAGTGGATCAGACGCTGGTTTTACAAATACTCCGACAAGATCAAAAGTAACAAAAGTAAGAGACCCAAATCCAATAGCAACATTTATTAAAGATGGTGGTGTAGGTGGAGCTTTAATTAAAGGTGTTGGTTCAATGTTAGATAAAGCAAAAACAAATATAGCAAATAATAAAGCTAACAATTCTGCAATAGGAACTGCAGATTATCAAGGTTCAAAAAAAAAAAATAATGTTGCTGTTTCAAATAATAATGACAGAGATAATAATCAAAACCAAATAGCAAAAACTGTAGCAGCAGCACCTGTTATTAAAAAGAATATTGGTGGAAATGAAATTCAAACAACTCAAGCTAAAGTAGATCAAGCAGCAGAATTAACACCAGAACAAATATTACTTAAGAATAAAAAAAGAGGAAGATCACAATCTATTATGACAAGCTCTCAAGGCGTTACCAAAACATCATCAGATTATTCATTGGGTAAATCAAGTTTACTAGGAAGAATATAATATGGCATCAACAGATTTAACAAAAAAATTATTATCAAGATTTGGTAGACTAAAATCACAACGAGCAACTTGGGAATCCCATTGGCAAGAAGTAGCTGATTATATGATGCCAAGAAAAGCGGATGTAATTAAAACAAGATCAAAAGGAGATAAGCGTGGTCAATTAATATTTGATTCATCACCTCTACAAGCCTTAGAATTATTAGCAGCATCCTTACATGGCATGATGACTAATCCATCTAGTGCTTGGTTCACTTTAAAATTTAAAGACACTAACATGGATCAACAAGATGAAGCTAAACTTTGGTTAGAAGCAGCAACTGAAGTTATGTACACAGCATTTAATAGATCAAACTTTCAACAAGAAATATTTGAACTGTACCATGACCTAATTACATTTGGCACTGCTTCAATGTTTATCCAAGAAGATGATGAAGATTTATTAAAATTTTCCACAAGACACATCAATGAAATTTATATTGCAGAAGATGAGAAAGGTAGAATTGATACTGTCTACAGAAAGTTTACTTTATCAGCTAGAGCATTAATACAAAAGTTTGGCAACACAGCTTCGACAGAGACTAGAGCCATTGCAGAAAAAGACCCATATCAAGATATGGATGTTTTACATTGTGTTTATCCAAGATCAGATTTTAATCCTAATTTAAAAGATAAAGAAAATATGCCTTTTGAATCTGTCTATATGGAATACAAAGGTGGTAACGAATTATCTGTATCTGGATTTAAAGAATTTCCATTTGTATGTCCTAGATATTTAAAAGCATCACATGAAATTTATGGAAGAAGTCCAGCAATGACTGCCTTACCAGATGTTAAGATGTTAAATGAAATGTGTAAGACAACAATTAAAGCTGCACAAAAACAAGTTGATCCACCTCTATTAGTTCCAGATGATGGATTCTTACTTCCAGTTAGAACTGTTCCAGGAGGATTAAATTTTTATAGATCAGGTACAAGAGATAGAATTGAACCTTTAAACATTGGTGCAAATAATCCACTAGGTTTAAATATGGAACAACAAAGAAGAGACGCAATTAGAGATATATTTTATGTAAATCAATTACAGTTGCAACAAGGTCCACAAATGACTGCAACAGAAGTGATACAAAGAAATGAAGAGAAGATGAGATTACTTGGACCTGTACTTGGTAGACTTCAATCTGAATTATTAAAACCATTAATTGATAGAGCATTTAATATTCTATTAAGAAAAGGTGCGTTCCCTGAAGCACCAGAATTTTTATCTGGTCAAGACATTGATATTGAATATGTTTCACCATTAGCAAAAGCACAAAAATCTACAGACTTAAGTTCTATTAATAGAGCTATGGAAATGTTAGGTGGTTTGGCAAATGTTGCACCAGTATTTGATTACATAGACTTTGATGCTTTAGTTAAACACATTGCAGACGTAGTGGGTTTACCTCAAAAATTATTAAAGAGACAAAGCCAAGTTAATGCAGAAAGAGAACAACAAGCAGCACAAGCTGAACAACAACAACAAATGGCACAGATGCAACAACTTGCACAAGCCGGAGGACAAATCGCACCACTCGCAAAAGCAATGCCAGAAGAAGCAAAAGCATTAGTGGAATAATATGGAAACAGATAAACAGTTAGAAGTAAATAAACAATTAGAAAAATTAATAGGGGAATTAAAAACAACTTATCAAATTACATTTGGATCAGATGAAGGAAAGAAAATTTTAACTGATCTTGAAAAAAGATGTCATTTCTATGCTACCACAAATATAAAAGGTGATAGCCACGAAAGTGCGTATATGGAAGGACAACGTAGCGTCATTCTATTTATTAAATCAATGCTGCGAAACCCAAAAGAAAAAGGAATATAATATGTCAAGCGAACAGATAACACAAGAAGCTGTGCCTGTAGAAGTAACAGAAGCAGTAGCAACACCATCTAAAGTTAGTGGAGGAGATACTCCTGTTTCAACATGGAAAAGTTCTATTAGTGAAGAATTTAGAAACGATCCTAACATTGAAAAATTTACAGAGATAGATGCTTTAGCAAAATCTTATATCAATGCTACAAGAATGATTGGTCAAGACAAAGTTGTTGTACCCAATAAAAATTCAACTGATGATCAATGGAATGAAGTCTATTCAAAATTAGGTAGACCAGAATCTGCAGATAAATATAAATTAGAAATGAAATCAGAATCTGTAGCAATGGATGAAAGTGCAATGAAAAATTTTGCAGAACAATCTCATAAACTTGGTTTAAATAATAAACAAGCTCAAGGTATCTTGGAGTTCTATAAAAATAATATGGAAGGTTCTCAACAACAAGCAAGAATTGATACTGAAACTGCTCAATCACAATCTGAACAAGAGTTAAGAAAAGAATGGGGTAGAGATTTTGATTCTAAAGTTGGTAAAGCTGGTGCATTAGCAAAAGCAAATATGAATCCAGAAGTATTAGATTTACAATTACAAGATGGAACTAGAGTTGGTGATCATCCAGAAATTATAAAAGGCTTTGCAAAGATTGCAGCTATGCTTTCTGAAGATAAAATACTTGGTACTGAAAGTGAAGCGGCTGGTAATGTTACTGATATTCAATCTGAAATAACAACACTTACTAATGATACTACTGGACCTTATTGGAATCATAAGCATCCTAACCATGATAAAGCTGTACAACAAGTGTATACTTTAAGAGAAATGTTACAATCAGAGAAATCATAACTTGCTAATAGTTTTAAAATACTGTAACGAATAATTAGAAAGAAAATTCGCAAGAACCTTTCTTGGCAATAGGGAATAGACCTATAGTCTAAAAGACTTTAAATCCAAGAATTGCCTATCATTATTGATGGAGAACTATTCTGTTTTTTATAACAATAATAATAACAATAATGAAATAGGAGACAAATATGTCATCACAAATAACAACAGCGTTTGTAGAACAATATTCTGCGAACATACAAATGTTATCTCAACAAATGGGATCACTTTTAAAAGACACAGTTAGAAATGAATCTGTAGTTGGAAAAGATGCTTACTTTGACCAAATTGGTAAAGTAACAGCAATTCTAAAAACTACTAGACATTCTGACACACCACAAATCGATACACCACATAGTAGAAGAAGAGTTAGCTTAGCTGATTATGAATTTGCTGATCTTATTGATCAACAAGACAAAATTAGACTATTGATAGACCCAACTTCATCTTACGCAAAAGCCGCTGCATATGCAATGGGAAGAGCTACAGATGATGTTATTATCGCAGCAGCACTTGGAACAGCTAATACTGGCGTATCAGGTGGAACAGCAGTATCTTTTCCTGCAGGAAATATCGTTGCAGTATCAGTTGGTGCAGTTGATAGTTCTACTACTATGAACATTGCTAAATTAGCAGCAGCAAAACAATTACTAGATGCAGGTGATGTTGATCCTTCAATCAAAAGACATATCATTGTATCTCCAAAAGAGATTGCTGATTTGTTAAACAATACTACTGTTACTTCAAGTGACTTTAATACTGTTAAAGCATTAGTACATGGTGAAATTGATAGTTTCATGGGATTCCAATTCCACGTTTCTAACAGACTTACTGCTAATGGTTCTGGTGATACACAATGTATAGCCTTTGCTGAAGATGGTATTTTACTTGCAACTGGTAAAGATGTAACTGCTAAGATAGACGAAAGAGCAGATAAATCTTACGCTACACAAGTGTACTACTGTCAAACAATAGGTGCAACTAGAATGGAAGAAGCGAAAGTTATTTCAATTTTAGCACAATAATAGCTTAATATAAAAAGGAGAAATAATTATGGCTAATTCAATACAATACGCAAAAACAGTTAGTACGCCTTCGGTAAAGTTGGACACTAACGAACTAACAGGAAGAGTAAGAGTAGCTTTTGCTGAATACGAAGCAAGTGCAGAACAATCAACAGTTACCATGTTTACTATACCTAATGGTGCTAGATTGTTATCTGGTGCTGTTTCGCATGATGCACTAGCAGCATCTACTACACTATCAGTAGGCTACGCAGCTTATGTTGATGCGGCAGGTGACGCGGTAGCAGTTGATGTTGACGGATATAAAGCAGCAGCAGCTTCTACAGCAGCAACAAGTTCTGATGCTTTAGTTACTATGGCTCTAGGCAGAAACGCAGTAGTTGATGCTAACGAAGATGGTTTACCAGTTACAGTTACATTGGCAGGTGCTAATGGTACTGGTACTATTCAGTTACAAATGTTTTACGTTTTAGATTAATACAAATTCTTAGGGGGTCTAAGCGAGAGTTGAAACCCCCTAGAGTGCATGAAGCAGATTAAGGATTTAAAACCTGTACTACATTTTAAAAAAGACAATCATGTATATAGGTACGTTTTAGTAGATAGATTCCAGCATGATTCTAAATTTCATTATGGATTTGATATTAAAGAGGAAAAGACAAAAGAAGAAATTTTTGCGTTAGAAAAAGATAGACAAATCAGACGTAAGTATATTATAAGGAAGTAATATGGCATCAGTAGTAGGAATATGTAATGGAGCATTAAATCAACTAGGAGCTTCGACTATACTTTCATTAAACGAAGATTCAAAAAACGCTAGACTTTGCAATGCTAGATATTCAGAAATAAGAGACGCAGTATTTAGATCACACGTTTGGGGTTGTTTACAGGTAAGAATAGAACTTTCATCATCAGTTACAGCACCTGCTTGGGGTTATACTTATAAATATGATCTACCTGGTGATTGTATTAGATTACTTAGAATATTAGATTACGATTCAAATTACAAAGTAGAAGGTAGAAGTATTTTAACTAATAATTCTACTATGAAAATTTTATATATTTCAAGAGTTATTGATCCTAATCAATATGATGAATTATTAAGAGAAACTTTATCAGCAGCATTAGGTGCAGATATTGCTTATGCAATAACATCTAACAATACTACTTCACAAAATATGATTACATCATATCAAGAAAAATTAAGAGACGCTAGATTTGTAGATTCCACAGAAGGATATAATGTAAACCCTGAAAATGGAATGTCGGATGTAATGTCTGCAGACACATTTATTAACTCAAGGTATTAAAAATGGCTAGAGTAGCTGCACAACTTACCAATTTCACAGCAGGTGAATTATCGCCACGTTTAGATGGTAGAAATGATTTAGCAAAATATTCTGCTGGTTGTTCAATAGTAGAAAATATGGTTATCTATCCACATGGAGCTGCTGCACGTAGACCAGGAACACAATATGTTGCTTCAGTAAAAACAGCAGCTAACTCTACAAGATTAATTCCTTTTGAATTTAACACTGAACAAACTTACATATTAGAATTTGGTGATCAATATATAAGATTTTATAGAGACAATGGTCAAATATTATCTGGTGGAACTCCTTATGAAATATCTTCACCTTATTTAACAGCAGAATTATTTGATATTAAATTTGCACAATCTGCTGACGTTATGTATATCACACATCCTAATCATCAAACTAGAAAGTTATCAAGAACAGGTCATACTGCATGGACATTAGATGCTGTATCTTTTACTAATGGACCATTTTCAGATACCAATACAAGTACAACAACTTTTACACCGGCAGCAACCACAGGAACGGGAGTAAATATTACTGCTTCTGCAATAGCCGAAGTTAATGGAGGTTCTGGATTTTTAACAACTGATGTTGGTAGACAATTAAGAATAGGAGAAGGTTACGCAGATATAACAGCTTATACAAGCACAACAGTTGTTGTGGTAACTATTACTACAGCTTTTTCTAGTACAAGTGCTTCAACTGATTGGTCTTTAGGAGCATTTTCTACAACAACAGGTTTTCCAGCAACAGTATCTTTCTTTGAACAAAGATTAGTTTTTGCAGGTACAATTAGTAATCCTCAAACAGTTTATTTTTCTAAGTCTGGAGATTATGAAAACATGGATGCAAACATTGGCGGAACTGTAGCTGATGATGATGCTATTATTTATACTATTGCTTCCAACCAAGTAAACTCAATTCGTTTTTTAACTTCAGCAAGAACTTTAATTGTTGGTACTGCAGGTGGTGAATTTGTTGTATCAGGTGGTGGTGATAACAATGCTGTTACTCCAACAAACATTATGATTAAAAAACAATCTAATCATGGTGCAGCAAATGTAGATGCAATATCAGTTGGTAATGCAACACTGTTTTTACAAAGAGCAAAAAGAAAAATTAGAGAACTAGCTTATAACTTTGATGTAGATGGTTATATTGCTCCAGATTTAACCATACTTGCCGAACACATTACCGAAGGTAATATTGTTGAAATGGCATATCAAGAAGAACCTTTAGCAATCATATGGTGTGTTAGAGGTGATGGTCAATTAATTGCCTTAACTTATCAAAGAGAACAAGAAGTAGTTGCTTGGCACAGACATATTATTGGTGGTGCATTTGGAACTGGTGCTGCAGTAGTGGAAAGTGTTGCGGTAATTCCAACTGAAGATAGTGAGTATGAATTATATATGGTTGTTAAAAGAACAATCAATGGTTCAACAGCAAGATATATAGAATACTTACATACATTTAATTTTACTCAAACAGACAATACAACATTTAATTTTTTAGATTCTCAATTATCTTTAAGTAAATCAGCAACAACTTTAACTGCTGGTATTGATGCTAGTGTAACTACTGTTCCGGTTGCGTCTGTTACTGGAATGAGTGCTTCTGGTAAAATAAAAATAGGTGGAGAAATTATTGCTTACGCTGCAATATCATCTCTTAATTTAACAGGTTGTACTAGAGGTTCGGATATAACTACAGCAACAGCACATTTATCTGGAGCAGTTACAAAAGAAGTGGTAAAAATTATATCTGGCTTAGATCACTTAGAAGGTCAAACAGTTTCAATACTTGCTGATGGTTCTACTCATCCTACAAAAGTTGTGGCAAGTAATCAAATAACTTTAGATAGATTTGCAACAGATGTTAAGGTTGGGTTACAATATACATCATTATTAAAAACAATGAGAATAGATGCCGGTTCTCAAGATGGTACTTCTCAAGGAAAAACTAAAAGAATATTTGAGGTTACTGCCAGACTATTTGAAACAGTTGGTTTAGAAGTTGGACCAGATTTAGATAACATGGAACGAGTACCTTTTAGAACTTCTGCTAATCCTATGGATCAAGGTATTCCACCATTCACAGGAGATAAACAAGTAGAATTTAGAGGAAACTATGATACAGATGGATTTATGATAGTAAGACAAACACAACCCTTACCTTTTACTCTTTTATCGTTATACCCAAGATTAATAACTAATGATGGATAATAAATTGAATGTAATACCTTACACAAAAGAACATGGACAATTTATTTTATCTTGTCAAATGAATCATAAAATTTTAGAAGCAGATAAAGATTATATAAACTGTGAAGGAGATGCTAAAAATTTAGAACAAGATAATTTAGCTTTTACAGGTATGGTTAATAATAAACCAATATTTGCAGCAGGTATGAAAATAGTTTGGGGTAACGTAGCTGAAGCGTGGCTTATTGCTACTGATGAAATGTGGGAACATCCCATAGGTATTGCCAAAGCAATTAAAAAAGATTTTGCTAGAAATGCAAAAGAACATAATATAAAAAGAGTTCAAACTGCAATTAGAAAAGACTTTAAAGAGGGAATCAAATTTGCTGAATGGTTAGGAATGGAAAGAGAAGGCTTAATGAGAAATTGGGGTTTTGACGGATCAGATCAATATATGTATGCGAGGATTATATAATGGGAGCGCCATCATTATTTACAGGAGCAATGGGTATAGCTCAAATTTCTGCTCAAGGTAAAATTGGTAAAATTAATCAATCAATCGAAGAAAGAAATGCACAAGTTTTAGAAGGTCAATCAGCACAATTAGAATCTAAAAAAGAATTTGACATAGCTCAATTTCAAAAAGATTTCAGACAAATGGAAGGTCAAACTACAGTTGCTCTTGCAAAATCTGGAGTAGAACTTGGAACTGGTAGTGCTTACAATATCAAATTATCAAATGCTTATGAGGCAAAATTACAAGAAAATTTAATTACTTACAATTCTAAGGTTGCTCAAAGTAATAAAATGGAAGAAGCTAACTTTGCAAGAATTAGAGGTACAATGGCAAGAAACAATGCTAGACTAGCACAGATTGGAACAATAGCTAATACAGGTTCACTTTTATATAAGATGAAAAATACATAATGCCAAAAATACCTACATTTAAAGCTAAAGGATCAATAGAACAATTACAAGGTACTACATCTAATATTCAGATGGGTTTAAATAATAACTTAGCAAGTGCTTTATCACCTATAACAGAAGCTGTTGTTGATTTTAAAATAAAAGAAAATGAATTAGAAAATAGAACAGATGCTCTTAAATTAAAAAATGATTATATTTTTGAATCTGAT